GAGGAATCTTAAGAGCAGCCAGAAGTTTATCACGGAAGTAACGAACATCATCAACCTCACCTAAGTTCTGGGCTCCGGGAAGGGTATCAATCTTAGTACCTTGGCTTCCTCTAGTAGGGACATAGAAGTCTTCGTCAGCACTTAAAGGATTATACCGAGAATCAATAGTCCCGGTATTATTGTCGTAGTACTTTTCCTTCTTAAACTTCTCTTTAACCTTTTCAATAAACATCTCAGCTTTCGTAGCTGGCATGTTAGCAACGTCAATGTAGAAGATTCTTCTTTCGGGGGCTCTGGAGAGACGGTAAATGAGCATCGCATCTTCCATCAGCTTTAGAGATCGGAATACTCTAATAGCTAATGCCGCAATCGACTTACCGTATGGGTAGAACGCTGGGTCTGAAGTACGGAGACGGAAGTGGACAATTTGGTTTCTATCTAGCGTAAGGAATTTAGCTCCCGCCATGTTGTCGGCTACGCTGCCGTATGCTGCCCAGTCGTTGCCTTCTGGAATTTCTTGCAAAAAGTCCGTGAGATATCCATACTCGTTTTCTACTCTAATAATAAAGTTAGGATTAAGAACCTTCATCCGCTGTAGACCTTTCTTGGGATTATTAATATCAATAATCGTTTCCATGAAACAGTCTCCATACTTAACCATGTTTCTGATGATATCCCAGTAATCTCTTTCTAAGTGAATCTTAGTAAACATACGGTTTACTTCATCCACTACTAACTGGCTTTCACTAAGAACAGTCCATCGTTTATTCCTTAGGTTCTTCTGGGTAGCGTCATCAGCGTAAATATCAAAAGCTGTGCCGATCTCAGGATAATCATCCATTTCCTCATAGCGAGCATAGCGTTCTCTACGAGTGCGCTCAAGCTCAGGAAGCTGGAGGGAGGTTCTACTTAGGCTACCAAGAGCGGGAAGTTCTCCGGGCTTGACAACATCTGCACTTTGTACGGTATCACCAGCGAGGTTGGCTTGAGGAGTAGCACCATCATCAGCTTGCTTGGCAACATAAGGAGCCGCTTTAGTGGCGAAGAACCTAGCAAGGAATTGACCTAAACGACCAGAGGGGTAGAAGTATGGCCCAATACGACCATCTGCACCACCAGCACCGAACTTGGTATAGCCGATTGCGTCTTCATTCAGCTTATCATCTTTGTTTAATTCATCAGCCATCTTATATCTTCCTCTAATTGTTTATCTTCCCCATCATGAACCACGGCTCGCATAGGCTCAGGGATTTTTTGTTCGTGTTCCTCGGATGCTCTCATTTCCATGGGACCACCATCTGCTAATGTATGTAGTAGAAATACTGTAATAGACAGGCTCATAATTAAATCGTCATGTTTTCCTTCATCTGCGGTGATTTTTCCATTATCATCAATAATAAAGGTTAAAAGCTCATCCACAGTGCGCTTTGAGTTAATTTTTAGAATATTGTTCCGAATATACTCCTCCATTCGAGCCAGAAGTTCTTCCCGATTTCTAGTAGTAACTTGAATTCCGAAGTCATTCTTATCATCGACCCACAGGTTGTCATACTCCATCACATTAAACATCCAATCAATGAGGTTATTACCAATGGTATTTCTTTCAATGATTACGGATGCATTATTATATAGATTAGCTTCGTTAGTTAAAATTTGAGCAAGTTCGTTAATTGGGGTTTTATTTGAATAAAACTCAGCAACCTGCTCTCCCGTATAGGCATTGAAGATATGAAAAGCGGAATTATCTCGTTCTCGGCCCAAACTTACATCTACGCCGATAACATATTCATGCTCAGGGGTTGGTTCCTTCCACACCCGCATTTTGTTATTATACTTCCTCCAAAACTCCTCGTTTTGCTCTTCGACCAGCCTCGTCAGCAAATACCCATCAATATAAGTATCACCCGTACCTAGGAACTCACATTCATACTCCTGTAACCACTGTTTCATAGGCATGTTAGCCCGTGTGGTCTGCTCCCAGTTGTCTACGAAGAGGTCTTTTTTCTCCATTTCTTCGTATAGAGACTCAAACCCACTCATTCGTTTGTATTCGGGGTGTGATTCCCAGTTAATATCAATAGCATTGAAGGAGTTTTCCCCTGCTATGGCCTTGTGATACACATCATAATACCAATTACCAATACCATTAACGGTAGAAAGGACAAAAGCCCTACCTCCTGTGGAGATAATTGGGTATACAGCGGCCCAAATAGTGTCAATGTTTTCAATGAAAGCAGCCTCGTCAATAATGAGGAGTGATCCCGCCAAAGAACGACCTGACTGCTTGCCAGACGGGCGGGATTTAATAGTAGATCCTGTGGAGAGCTTCATCGTGTGCTTGTTATCCTCCACCATCTTAGGTTTGAGGAAGGCAGGAAGCTCTTCATACATAATTTTGATTCTGTCGAGGACTTCGGTAGACTCTGCATCACCCTTTGACAGGATAACCACTTGTTTGTGCTTCTGAAAGACAATCATCCATAGAGAATAGGCGGCTGAGATAGTAGTACACCCTGCCTGACGGAACTTACGAAGAATATTAAATCGGTTATTCTCCAGAGCGTCTAGAATGTCGTGCTGGAATGGATAGAGCTTGAACGGCACCAGCCCTCGAACGGGGTGCGTCACTTTGATATAGTTCGAGATAAAATAAGTAGGGCTATCCTTACACTTCTTAAACTCTTCTACTAGCTCTGATTTCTCCATAAAAAGGTCTCCCTTAATCTATTATAGTATATGCAAATATTCTCAATCACATGTACTAGAGATAAAAGCCTAGGAGATGTACCTAAAAAATTATTCTCTACATTATCTAGCTATGGAGTCCATGTAAAAGTTTTGGCAAACCAAAGTTCTATCTTTGAAGCCTACAAAAAAGGTATGGAGATGTGTGATCCCAAGCCCGAGGACATTGTAATCCTGTGTCATGATGATTTAGAAATCTTAAGCTCTAAAGCAGAGTTCATCGCCGCATTAGCTAAATGCGTAGATAAGAAAACCGGGATTGTAGGGTTAGCAGGTACGGCTAATCTAGGAGAGGACGCAGTATGGTGGAATCAAGAGAGATGGATGCAGGGGTTTCATAGAGGATCAGTAAAGCATCGCAACCCAGAAGTACATGAGACTCACTATGGTCCCCACGGAAGAGTGGTAGCTCTCGATGGATTATTTTTAGCTGCGAGGCGAGAGGTGTGGGAAAAAGTAGGACTAGAGAAGCCTACATACTACAAAGGCAATTGGGATTTTTATGATATCCACTACACCAGTACGGCTCATCAGCTTGGCTATCACAATTTTACCATCCCTATTGATGTTATTCACGATTCTTCAGGAGAACTTGTAGGAAGAGATTCATGGCATCTTAATCGTCAAGCCTTTATCAATAACACGGAACTACCCTTATCATGCTCGAATGGATCTTAGTAAGTTTTGGAATGACCTTTGCCGTTACCCACGGAAAGATCTTTGAAGGTCTCCGTAATAAAGCAGCAGAGAAGCACCAAAAGCTTGGTCAACTCCTCTGCTGTCCTATGTGTTTAGGTTTTTGGGTCGGCGCGTTTCTGAGCTTGGCTTGGAAAAGCGTGACGGGAAACTTTTTACTTGATGGCTTTCTTTCCCTATCAGCGTGTTGGCTCCTATTCGCAGCCAGTTGGGCTTTAGCCCTGCACGATGATAGGGTATAGTCAGCAGCCGTTACTGCAACGAGCGCAGCGGGGAACCATAAATCGCTTCATTACTTTCTCCTGTGTTTAGTAGTTAAATCAAAGTGTTGGTCATACTCAACCTTCTTAGTAGCTTTAAGGGCTCGAAATAATCTCTTAGCCAGATATACTCCTGCATGGTGGTCTTGGGGATAGTGTAACCCAGCCATAATACGGCCCCCTCCGCACTCCTCAGAGGCTTTGAGAAGGTTGTTACGATGTTCGGGGTACTTTGCCCCATAAATTTCTGCGATAAGCCTAGACTGTGTACTGTGGCCGCTAGGATAAGAAGGAGTTTTGGCGGTTCTGCTCTTTACCATCTCTAGGTTAACGCCGAAATAGGGAGCAAGCTGTTCTGGGCGGGGACGATTGTACTTATTCTTTAATCCCTTGATAATAACGGCAGACTCCTCTAGCACCTTATTAATCTCTTGCTGGTCATACTGCAAGCCAAAGATATCCATGTACGTTTTAACAGAAAAAGCAGGATCTCTGTCATGCTTCTTGATGCTTTTTTCCATGGCATCTTTTCTGATGTAAGTAGCTCCCTGTACTGCGAGTAGGTCTCTAGCCGTATCTAAGCTAGAGTTACTTGGAGGATCTGGGAGGAGGATAAACTTAGCTTCTTGTCGGAATAAAGTTATATCCCCCTTAGGCTTTCTAAGTCTTTTTGAAAAAACTAAATCGTCTACTGGTTCGTCCATCTTTTGTTCTTAGGAATTTTTTCAAACCCTCTCGGATGTTGAATTTGCGTATGTAGCTTTGTTTCTTTTTGAGCTTCGTTCTAAACCTGACAGATTTATTATTGAAGCCCAAGGTTACTTCTTAGCTGCGGCTTTTTCTTTCTTCGAGACAATCTCAGCGTCCCGCTTTCTACCCATCTTCTTAAAGGTCTTGGCAAGAGCCTTTCTACGAGGGGTGCAAGTAGATTTGGTCATAGGAGTGCAGTAGCCTTCGTGATCAGGGTCCACAGCCTTCTGAATCCAATCCTTGTCCTTCTTTTCTTTCACCTTACGCTTACGGGAGGCGGTAACCTTTCCGGGCTCAGACATCTCCATGGTGTCCTCAGCGTCCAGTTCAGCTTCTTGATCGTCATGGGCATCGGGATCGCCACCAGTCGAAGGGCTGTTCGGCAACTCATCGTCATCATCGGGTCGGTTCCCCATTTTCTCATTCGTGCGCTTCCGCTTCTCAATTAGTCTAACTCTTTCGAAAAATTTCATAGATGATTCCTCCTGTTTCTTAAGTTTATCTACACAACGCTTCCACGCATCGTGACCCATACCGCTTTTCTTCTTCTGAGCGGTACAAATAGCATAAGGGTCTTTTTTTTGCTTCTTAGTCATTGTATTAATATATAGCGAGCATGGGCCGAAGGCCCGTCGAATTTTTTAGTTACGATCTTGCTCTCATATACTCTATATATTATAGTTCCCAGATATAGGAGGCACTACCATGAATAAGAACAATATGCCAGAAGAGACCCCTCAGACGCAGTTTATAGTTAAGGACACTGCTTCTGCAATGAAAATTAAGCGCGAAGAGCGCAAAGAAGCCGAAAAAAGGTACAAAGCCGTTGTAGCTAAACAGAAAGAAGAAACAAAGTTAGAACTAGCTAAGTTGAAGCTCCAAATGTCGGCGCGAGAATCCGCTTCTAAGCATATCGCAGTTTTTGGACCCCTATACCTTCTCATCCTAGTGGGAGCTTTCCTGTACGCAGTACAATACATCCCACAGAGTGAGATTTCGGTTGTCTCCTCTATTCTAACCCTGCTCATAACTATGTTCGGAGCCAATCTCAGGTCCATCGTCGCTGGGGAAACAGATACGGGTAAGAGTACAGACGCAGCGGCCAAAAAGGTTAATGTGAAAGACAAGGAATAGAACCCCCGTCGATTCCTTATGGGACTCCTAGCTTCTCACGGTTAGGAGTCCCATTTTTTTTGGAGTCCCTCTTACCTTTTTAGAATTTTTTGGAGTCCCTAGCTATTTTACTTCGTGTGTCTATGGGGGTTCAGACCGAGGAACGGAGTCCCATGGGCGCGAAATCGTCCGGCGAGAAATGTCCTAAGTCCTTTATTTGCATACACTTACGCACATGCATGAGAAAACTTTCATATTTCCCTCAAGTATTGCTTGCAATTGGTCGATAATATATGTATAATGATACACATGAAAGAAATTCAAAACACCACTGTTGACCGAACAGGTCTCGTCTCTTCCCCTAAGGGTGCTGTCCGTGGCATCACTCAAGTCCCCTTCCTCAAGGTTGGTGATCTTTACATCTCCATGGAGAGAAAGCGTTGGGGCTTCAGCGTTAGCGTTGAGCCCTTCGGCAACTCTGTCGGAGTCTACACTGACAGCCCTAGAGGTGCTGCTCAGAAGGTCGCTCTAGACTATGATCGCTACCTCGGTCTCTGCACTAGGGCTGCTCTGCCTATCCCCCAGAGCTACCTCAAGCGTTGGGGAACAGCGGCTGAGTAAATCGGCCTTTCCTCTTGACATTCACTCAAACTCTGGTATAATACACACATGAACATCAACGAAAACACTGCAATCGAACGCGCCTTCCATAGTGCTGATCACTTGGCCTCTCTTGGTCTAGACCTCACCTTTGACGAGTTCCTAGACGCTTGCGACAAGGCAGGTGTGAACATGCACAAATATTTGCCTCTGGCTGATGAGATGTATTGGGACGGTCACACGGTCGCTGAACTCATCCAACAAATCGAAGTCCTAGAAGGAGATTGCTCCCTATGATCAAAATCATCGCTACTACACTGTTGGGCTATGCCCTCTGGCTTACCATCGCAATCGTCGCCATTGGTGGCGTTGCTAGTGCCCAAACCTATCGGGATGTCATCGTCAAGAAAGACGGTGTGGCTAAGGCTGCTCTCTTTGATGACGCTATCAAGGTGAACATTCGCCCTGAGCTTCGTGCAAAGCTTGCGCCTTATGTCTCGGCTATTCGTTACGCTGAGAATGGTCGTGCTGGCCGTGAGTATGGATGCCTGAGCAAGTATGCTAAGGATCGAGGCTATCGCCGTCAGGCTGGCGAATGTGCTTGCACTGTCCAGAAGAACTATGACCGTTGGGTCAAGGCTGGCTCTAAGGGTGAGTTTGTGGTATTCCTCGGGAAGCGTTACTGCCCCGTTGGAGCGGATAACGATCCTACGGGACTGAACAAGCACTGGATCAAAAATGTGAGGAGGCTATATGCACAACACTCAAGATGATGGGCTGGATTTCTTCCGTGGGATCATGTCCTGCGTGGTGATTTATTTTCTCTGTCTTTGGATTCTCTGTATTTTTATGTGGATTTTTTAAAAAAGCCCCGGCCCGAACTGCTCTAAGTCCTATGTTGACAACGGGTTACATCACTCCAGAAAAAGAAAAAAACCCTTCAGCTAGGCTTGACATCTGGTCGATATATAGGTATAATGGAAGACATGAAGAAGACCGAGAAGCAGCTTCGACGCCACCACGGCATCGGTGGGTTTGGATGCTCCTGCTGCAACCTGTGGGGTATCTCCCGCTCGCACCAAGCCAAGAAGAAGGACAGCCGCTTTGTCCGCAGAAAAATTCGACAGCAAGTGCTTGACATCCAGAAGGAAGGGTAGTATAATGGGAAGCATGAAGAACGAGATGATCTACGTTGTCGAGCTTGGTGAGAACGCCGAAGGTGCTATGCGGTCGGCCCTCCACGCTACCCGTGAGGGTGCTGAGGCCAAGGCCCTGTCTTGGATCGAGGCTGATCGCCACATCGAGTGGCGCGAAGTCGCCCCCTTCACGGGTGGTGGCATCCTCGCCAAGTGGGAAGGTGGCTGCGACTACATCATCATCTACGAGAAAAAAATCGAAGGCTAGGCTTGACAAGTCCCCTTCCACTTGGTATAATACACACATGAAAGCAAAGAACATTACAATCATAGCACTCGTCCTCCTCTTCAACGATTTTGTGGGCGCGGTGGTCCGTGAGGCTGGCATCCTGTTTGCTCGCCTTGGCAGTTACCTTCAGTGCGTTCCTGATTTTTTCTAAGAAAGCACTTGACATTTCCCAGAACTCTGGTATAATATACGCATGAACACGAAAGAGAACACCATCACCGTCAGCCGCCCTCGGAATGGCCTGAAGCAGTTCACCTTTTCCCACCACAGCTACAAGCTCTCGGTTGGGTATGGTGCTGGTCACTACGCCTCTTGGATGGTTGGTGAGCGGTTTGGTCCTGAGGGATCGCAGCACTTCCCCACCTCCTACGAGGTTGCGGTGTTGGATGAGGATAACGAGTTCCTCCCGCTTACCTCTTGCGATGCTGTGGCTGGTTGGCAGTCCCCCGATATGGTGGAGGCTCTGATCCAGAAGATGAGCCGCGATGATTTCGATCACAAAGATTTGAAATTTTACTGCGACTAGGCTTGACAACCCCCTAAACACTTGGTATAATATACACATGAAAGAAAACATGACATTTGAAGAATTCACCACCCAACTCCGTTACGCCGATTGGTTCTACATGATGAGCGATGACGGTCGCGCCTACAGGGCTGGTCAGCGCCAGATTGAAACCCTGAAGAACCTTGCTATCGCCATGGGTGGCGAGTGGCAGGAGGCTTTCAACACCAAGCAAAGCGAGATGATGGAGCGTCTGCGCGGATGAGTATTGAAGAGATTCAGGATCTACTGTCTGACGCTATCCAGACTGACTGGGAGCATGGCGTTGCATGGATGAATGACGAGGCTGCGGCTGAGTTCAAGCGTAAGAACCCCGCCATCTGGGAAGCCATCACAAAAATCATGGATTTAGAAGATTAGGGCTTGAAAAATTTTGGGAAGGGCCGGGGCGAAATGCCCTAAGTCCTGTGTTGACAAGCACTTACGTCAGAAAATAAATCCTTCCACCCCCTTGACAGCCTACTTTTTTTGTGATATAATACACCCATGAACAAGGAAGAGATGCTACTGTGTGATGCCTGTGGTCAAGCCACCGCAACCGATGAGGTGAGCGATGACTGGGGCGCATCCATCATCTGCAAGTCGTGCGCTGCTGAAATTGCTCTCGATTTCGCAGACTAACCCCTTGACATCCCCCTACCTTTTTGGTATAATACACCCATGAAGTTCATCGTAGTTCGTTACCACGCTGCTCCTGTCACCTTCTCCTCGCTTCAAGCAGCCGAGGACTTCGCCCAAGGTTGTGGCGATTTCCAAAATCTTTTGGAAGTAGGTGCTTGACAAACTCCACCTCCCATGGTATAATGGGAGGACATTACGAGGGACAGTCCCTCACTAACCTTTTCCATCTTTTAGGAGATACTAACCATGAGTGAGCGTAAGCAACGCACACCCGCTGAAATCATCGCTGAGACAGAGGCCAAGCTCTCTCGCCTCAAGGTGAAGCAAGCGAAGCAGGATGCCATGAGCAACCCTGCCGTAGCCCCTCTAGTCGAGGAGCTTGATGCTCTGCGGAAGGATATCCGTGAAGCAAAGAAAGGTCTAGGGGACGGTCCCCAGTCCTTCAACGCCCGTGTGGCAAAGCACGAAGCTTGGATCGACAAGATCGAAGCGGAACGCCTTGACGCTGAGGCTACGCTGTCAACCGCTGAACTGCGGAAGACTGAGATCGAGGTGCAGATGGCTCAGGTCATCAACGGCCTTGTGGAATCCTCTGACGAATTGTCGGCAGAGGCTTGACAAACTGGAGAGGGCATGGTATAATGTCCTCTCCAATTCACTAACCCCTTTCTTCCTATAGGAGAATTTTACTATGCTTTCAAGCATCACCAATGTCGTGCGTTCGAACCAGAACGCTGTTATGATTCGGGTGGGTAACGGTTGTGCGTCCAGCGCAGTCTACACCATCTTTGACCTCAAGAGCCAGAGCAACACCTACACGGGTTCGCTCAACGCTTGCAAGAAGGCGTGGAACCGCCACTACATGAACTCTCGGCAGTTCGTGACCCGTAACGGTGTGAACCACCGCTACATGGGTAAGTAGTTCCCGACTCGACTGGGCGAGTATAAATAGCATGTAGGCCCAGAGCGTCCCCAAGGGAAGAAGGCGAGCGATTGCTCAGACCTCACCCTTGGGGGGATTGAAAATTTGGAAGGTGTCGGGGGTTCGAAACCTCGACAGAGCATCAGGTAATCCCTTCGGTAACTGGAAGGGGCCTCGAACTGCATACGGGTAGAAAGACGGGCAAGTGCCAGAGAAGCCTTTATGCGGGTCGCCTAGCGAACAAAGCACTACAGTTAAACACGCTGCTAATGCCTAAGAATTAGCCGCTGGGTGTGGGTAATAAAGTAAGTCCCACTGCTCCTTGCCTTCCTTTTTGCCCTGTTGTGGGGGTCATATCCACAACCTGCTAGGGCAGTATATTCTGGCGTGGTCTCCCTAGGGGTCACGCTTTTTTTATTTTGTTCTTGCAAATTTTTTTTCGCGCCGGGCGCAAGCCCCCTAAGTCCGCTGTTGACAAGCACTTACGACGATCAAAAAAAGAAAAAAACCAAGACCCAACACTTGACAAAGGAGAAAAATGTGGTATAATAGGGGCATGACGAACGCGAGAGATGGCCCGTGAGACACGGGATGTCCTACCGCCGAAAGGCGAAACCCCACTGGACACTGAAAAAAACTTCCCCTTCCCCTTGACAAACCCCTAAACATCTGGTATAATACACGCATGAACGCCACTCAGAAAAACCCCGCGCTCGACGCTTTCCTCTCCCTCCTTAACGGGGGCAAGGTCCGTGAGGACATCATCCGTCAAGGTCTCTGCATGACCTGTGACCGTACCACCACGGCCACCTTCCGTGATGAGGGTAGCCGTAACGAGTACCGCATTAGCGGTATGTGCCAGTCCTGCCAAGACGAAGTTTTTGGCAAGTAACCCCTTGACATTCACCCAAACACCTGATATAATGGAACCCATGAAAGACATCGAAAAAAGTGCCGACCAGCACGACGAGTACCTCGCCCATCAAGAAGCCGAACTCCTTGAGGCCCAAGGCCATCAAGAGGAGATCGTCGAAGATGATGAACTCAAAGAACTCCTTGCCGAGCTTTGGCAAGAAGAGTGCGAGCGTGAGCTTGCTATGGAAGAAGAAGAATACACCGAGCGTGATGCGTTCGATGATTTCTACACCGATTACGCCAACGAAATGGAGGGCTAAACCATGAGAGCAGATATTCACCAAGTCGCTGACATCCTTGTCAGCATTCACAAGTCCGAGTATGACACCTCAGGTTGGTTCAGCATTAGCTTTGACACCAAGGGTTGGGGAGATAAGGAACCCAAGCGTTCCCCTGATGAGGTTACTTGGTTCACAAGCGAAGACATCGAGGATGTTTACGAACGCCTCATCAACAATCTCCAGAAGGGGATGCAAATCGCCCGTGCGGATCTCGCAGAGCGTAAGGCTAAGGCCAAGGAGGCGAAAGCCTGATGGATCACGGTGACTACTTCGCTTGTTACGAATCTAGGCCGCGCATTGATGAATGGGCCATTGTCGGGGCGTTCTCTCCATACCAAGCCCCCGAATGTAGGGAAATGCGGATGACTGGGAAGGTATACAACCATCCTCGATTTAGTGACGGTGAGGTAGTCACCACCTCGCCCGTTCGTGCCTCTGCTGGTAACACAGTAGAAACGCACAATACAACCTATGACCTTGGCAGGATGTCCGAAGAATATAAGGAGTGGTGTTCTTCGATGGGTATTGATGTCGATTCTTCGGCTCCTGTCAAGTTCTTTTTCCGCTAGAAATTAGCGGATCGCCCCAAGTGCTTTGTGTGTAGGCACTTGGGGCATTTTTTTTATTTCGGGCCGGGGCGAAGCCCCCTAAGTCCGCTGTTGACAAGCACTTAGGACACTCAGTTTTTTTAAAGCTAACGCTTGACATTCTCGGATTCTGTGATATAATGTATGCATGAACACTCTCCCCCCTAACGCAATCTTCCCCGTTCCCCCTGTCTCCTCTGCCTACTGGACGGAGGCCCAGTGGTATCACTGGTGGATCA